CGCAACCTGTTCGACCTGGGAGCGGAGGAGATCTTCGGATACGGTGTCGCCTACCTCTGTCAGGACTGCTTCGCCGAGGCGGCACAGCTTGTCGGCTATGTCACCGGCATCACCTTCACCGCGACGACGGACGCCCTCAAGGCGCAGCACAAAGCTGTCGTCGACCGCAACGCCGCCCTCTACGAGGAGAACGCTGCACTGCGCACACAGATCACACCCGCCCACCTGAAAGGACTCCTCCATGGATTACTCGACACTGTTTCTGGTCTTCTGTCTGATTTCGACGCTGCTGATCGTGGGGCTGCTGGTATTCCTGTATCTGCAGGCGATGCAGCAGCTTCGGGAGAACGCCGCGATCCCGCGGGACTTCCTCTCGGAAGCGATGGAGACGTGGCAGGGCTCGATGGAAGCGATGATGCTGCAGACTGTGACATCCCAACGGGAGTCCCTCACGCAGATCCTCGCGATGGCGACAAGCGAGACGGGGCGGCAGCAGATGTTGACGGCGAAGGCGCTCGAGCAGGGAGCGAGCCAGGCAATATCTGGGAGCACCTCAGCGCTGAACAAGGTGACAGCGATTCTGAGTGATGCCCTCACCGCTCTCGCGGTGAAAGACCCCATGGCATATCAAATGATGCGTGGGGCCGCACTTACCGAGTCTGCTGGCTCAACAGAGCCATATACTACGGTGGACGAGGAAGCGCTCGCTGCAGCGGTAGCGCTTGAGAAAGAGATCGCCGAACGCATAGGAGTATCCCTTGGCCACTACGGAAGCACCGACGAAGACGCCAATGCTGGACCGGGTAATGGCCCGCATGCGCTCGGAATCCCTGGACTCAACGCCGGTGGCCTCTTCGGGTGACCGCTTCATAGAGATCGCAGCCGACGAGCTGGCCCGCATCAAAGCCTCTGAGGAGGGCGGCCAGCTCGTCGCGCTTGTGAAGCAGTGGTATTCGTTCTGCAAGAATGCGCGCATCGGCGAAGAGCGCCAGTGGTACAAAAACCTCGACATGTATCAGGGTCGCCAGTTCACCGTCTGGGACAAGAACACCAACCGCATGGTGGAGCCCACCCGCCTCGCGCACAACGTGCGCATCGCCGTCAACATCATCGAACCGATCGTGCGCACCGAGATGGCGAAGACGGGGGCGAAGACCCCCACCGCCACGGTGGCCGCGGCCTCCTCCGACATGACCGACATCATGGCCGCTCGCGCTGGCGAGGCGGCATGGGAGTGGTTCTACCACGAGCAGAAGTTCCAGACCCGTGTCTTCATTCCGGCGAACTTCTGGCGCACCATCACCGGCATCGGCTTCTGGAAGACCTACTACGCCCCCACGGAGGTCGACCCCGCTGCAGGTGACGCTTCTCGTCTGCGTCGGCGCAAGGAGCAGCAGGAGCTGCAGGATCCCGCGAACAGCTCCCAGCTCGACTTCCTCAGCCAGATCTCCCGCCCAGAGCCGCCCCCCGAGGAGCCGACGCTGGGCCGGATCAAAGTCGACCCGGTGACTCCGTTCCACATGTTCATCCCCAACCTCACTGAGACGGACTTCCAATCTCAGCCTTACGTGCTGCACGTCTACACCAAGACGATCGAGCAGGCGCGCATGATCTACGGCGATCTGCTGCCGGAAGGCTGGAACCCTGACCCGATCGCCGCCAACGCTGTGCTCGACATCTCCCATCTGGGGGTGAAGGGCGCCACCACCCCCATGCCGGATTCCGTCATGGTCACTGAGGCGTGGGTGAAGCCCGGCTACACCAAGATGCTCCCCAAGGGGGGGCTCATCATCATGGTCGGCGACGAGATCGTCTCCCTCCACAAGGAGGGGCTGCCGTACTCGCACGGCAACTTCCCGTTCAGCGTCATCCACGGCATCGAGACGGGCCGGTTCTACCGCAAGTCCGTCGTCGAGTCGGTGACGCCGATCCAGAACGAGATCAACCACACCTTCTCGCAGATCATCAAGCGCAAGAACCTCGCCACCTCGCCGCAGATGTTCTACGACGAAGGCTCCGTCGAGCCCACCCGCATCTCCACCGCCCCCGGGCAGTGGATCCCGGTGCGTCTCGGTTTCGCGCGCCCCACCGCTGTCCCTCTCGTCGACCTGCCGAGCTACGTTCTCGACCTGATGACACGGCTGAAAGAGTCGCTCGATGATATTTCTGGCCAGCACCAAATCTCTCGCGCCATCTCACCGGGTGCGGATACTGCGGCAAGCGCCCTCGCGCTCCTACAGGAGACTGACGACAACTTCCTCGCCACCACCAGTGACTCCATCGACACCGGGCTCGAGGACAGCGGGCGCCAGTACCTCTCCCTCGTTGTCCAGTTCTGGGATGACGAGCGCCTCGTAAAGGTTGTTGGCTCCGAATCTGGTGCCGACGCGCGCATCCTCAAAGGCTCCGATGTCGAGTCCGGCACCGACCTCCGCATCGAGTCCGGCTCCTCGCTGCCGTCGTCGAAGACGGCGCGCATTGCGATCATCGAAGGCTGGGTTGACAAGGGCATCATCTCTCGGGAGGCGGGCCTGCAGGCGATGGAGGGCGGCACGCTCGGCCGCGTCTACAAGAAGATCCGCATCGACATCGACCAGGCGCAGCGCGAGAACATCGACATGCGCGACTTCGATCCTGCCCAGGCGATGCAGTTCCAGCAGCAGCAGGAAATGCAGATGCAGCAGGCAACGATGATGGCGCAGCAGCAGCCACCGCAGGTCGACCCGATGACCGGTGCGCCGATGTCGCCGCAGATGCCTGAGCCGGATCTCCTCTTCCCGATTGGGTGGATGGACAACGATGCGGTGCATATCGACGAGCACAAGTCGTATGCGAAGACCGACGAGTACCGCAACCTCGACCCCTCCATCCAGGCGGCGATCGAAGCTCACGTGAAGGCGCACGAGGCGCGCGCCATGCAGCAGGCCATCGAGCAGATGCTCACCCAGTCTGCCCCCACCGACCAAGCACCTTCTCCCGAAATGCAAGCACCCATCCAGTAAAGGAAGAACAATGACCGACCCTGCACCCACCGTTGTCGACCCCACCGCCCCTCCCGCGGCAGTCGAAACACCACCGCCTGCCGCCACCGAACCGGGTGGCGTTCACCCCTCCTGGGAGCCGGCGCTCGCCGCGATCCCCGACATGCTCCGCAAGCCGATCCTCGAGCAGATCGCCGTCTCTGAGCGTGAAGCTCAGGCGGCAATCGAGAAGGCGCGCGCAGAATCCACACCGGAGGAGTGGCGCAACTTCATTGCCGAGGCGCAGAAGGCGGAGGTGAACCCCAACCACCTGACGGATGCATGGAACGCTTCGCTGGCGATCCGCCAGGATCCGCAGGGCTTCTACGAAACCCTCGGCGCGCAGATCGACGCCGCAGTGAAGGCGGGCACGCTGACGCGCAAGGAGGGCACCGCAGCCAAGGCGGAGGTGCGCGATGCGATCCAGGAGGTGCAGAACGATGGCATCCCCGACGAGCTGCTCACCCCGGAGCAGAAGGAGATCAAGGAGCTCAAGACCAAGCTCGAGCAGCTCTCCGGCACCGTCACGCAGACCGCCGCCGAGCGTGAGGCGGAGCGCACGGCGGAGGCCGAGCGCAAGGCACAGCAGGACGCGAACGACTACGCCACCGCGTTCATTGCGAAGCTCGAGGCGGCAACCCCCACGGTGACCGCACCGGCGCGGCAGTTCGTGGGCCGCGCTGCAGACGCCATTCTCCGTGCTGCCCCGCAGACGACACTCGAGGATGCTCTCGCGCAGGCCATCGTGCAGGCGAAGGAAGCAGGCATCCCGTTCCCCGACGCCGCCCCCGTCACCGTGGCGAAGCCGGCAGCCCCCATGGTGGGCGGTGGCGCCACACACCCCGGCCCGGCCGCCCCCGCGAAGCCGGCGAACGATCGTGAAGCGCAGGACGCTCGCACCGCCGCCATGCTCGCCGCGGCGGAACTTGCTAAGGCTGGCGACTAAACCTCTGCTACAGTGTGGCTTGTCGATCGAGTACAGCGTCAAGCCACACTGCCAGGGCCGATCACCAGCGTCAAGTTGAGTACAGCCCCTAACTGGGAGCCAGGGCCAGCGGACATAAACCTCCCGCAAGTCTCACCAGTTAGGAGAAAATCATGGCCCCATCTGATCTCGCCGTCGCAGATGCCGTAACCAAGATCGGTTACGAGGACATCCACGACCAGCTCGACCCGTACCTCGTCGCGCTGCAGCTCGTCGAGCGCGGCTCGAAGCACATCAACATGTCGAACACTGAGGTCCAGTTCGCTGCCCGCATGGGCCGCAGCCAGGGCATCGGCGCTCGCAACGAGGGTGAAGCTCTCCCGTCCGCCGGCGCCGCTCGCGACGCTCGCGCGAAGATCTTCCTCAAGTACCAGTACGGGCGCATCCAGGGCACCGGTCAGGTGTTCAAGCAGGTGCAGTCCAACACGGCCTCGTTCGTGGACTGGATGCAGCGGGAGATGACCGACATCATCGAGTCGCTGAACCGCGACCTCAACCGCCAGATCTACGGCAACGGCACGGGGACGCTCGCGATCCTCGCCACCGCAGCCGTCGGTGGTGCGACCTCGCTCGTCGTGGATGACACCCACTGGCTCGAGATCGACATGCTCGTCGACGTGCTCACCGCGGGTACGCTCACCAACCCGGTGCCGACTTCCGGCATCGCGAGCGGCACGATCGCACGCATCACGAACATCGACGACACCACGAACACGGTCACCATCACCGGCGCCACCGTCACGGCGGCCGTCGGCTCGGTCCTCGTTCGCGGCGACTACGTGGAGGGTGCTCGTCAGAACAACTGGAACAAGGAGTGGGAAGGCTTCGGCAAGATCATCTCCACCGGTGTTCTGCACGACATCAACCCCGCGGTTGAGCCGAAGTGGCTGCCGGGCTACACCGACAGCTCCGTCGGTGCGCTCACCGAGCTCGACCTGACGCGCCTCTACCAGGGCATCTACAAGAAGGGCTCGAAGCCGACGGACTACCTCCCCAGCTTCGGCGTGGCGAATGCCTACTGGGCGCAGCTCCAGGGTCTCCGTCGCTACGACGGTGGTGGCCAGCTCAAGGGTGGTGCGGTGACGCCCGTCTTCCAGTCCGTTGATGGCGAAGTCCCCATCACGGTCGACCCCCGCGGCCCGCAGGGCGAGCTGTACGGTGTCAACAAGAAGGAGCTCTACCTCCACCAGCTCGACAACTGGAAGTGGTTCGACCGCACCGGTTCGATCTGGCAGCAGGTGCCCAACCGCGATGCCTGGAACGCGACCGTGTTCCAGTACAGCAACATCGGCACGTTCCGTCGGAACTCGCACGGCAAGCTGTCCGGCATCACCGAGGTCTAGGCCTCGCAAAAAGACTCCCCCCTCCCGTGGGTGCTCGGGAGGGGGGATTTTTTTGCCTCAGATTGGAACCACCTGACAAGGAGCGGCTCACCGGTAGAGTACCAGCATGGTCATCCGATTCGACGAAAATGCTCACGGTCTCTACACCGACAAGCAGCGGCACATCAACCGCATGCTGCAGGACTACGACCGCAACCTCTCCCTGCGCAAGATCGGTGACCGCGACCCGATCCTCGCCTCCTGCTTGGCGAAGTTCCCCCAGCACACCTACGGGGTGTGGGAGGAGGGCGTGCAGCGCGCGGATCTCCTCGGTAACTGGGTGTTCACCCTCGCCGAAATGTCGATCGACGAGCGGGTGCTCGCGCGCATCGTCGCCAATGACATGACGAAGGCTGGCGTGCCGGAGCGGATGGCGAAGCTGCGCGCCCACCACGAGTCCGAGGAGCTCTCCATGAAGAAGCGCCAGATGGAGGAGCAGGAAGCTCGCCGCGAGGAGATGATCGCTGTGGGGCGTCTCGCGGGACAGAAATCATCGGTTCGCCATAAGATCAAGGGCGAGGATGTCGTCATCGGCGACACTCTCCGCTCCCCTCGCACGCTGATCCTCTAGGAGTCACGATGGCCGCAGAGACCTACACCTACAAGGCAGCGCGCATCGCGCAGGATGTCAAGGATAAGTTCGGCGATGTCGGCTCCGTGCAGATCAACGACCAGATGCTGCTGCGCTGGATCAACGACGGCATGCGCGCGGTAGTCGCCCAGAACCCTGTCATCAAGCGGGTACTCTCCGGCAACATCCTTGCTGGCCAGGCGCTCTACGACTTCACCACCGTCTTTCCCAGCTCGCGCGTGCTCGCCTACGACTCGATGACGTACCGCACGAAGCCGCTGAAAATCGTGCCCTTCTCCGAGTTTCAGGCGTACATCGCCGATCGGGATCGTCTCGGCGACAGCGCCGGTGAGCCGACCATCATGACGATGTTCGGCGACACCATGACGCTGTGGCCCACCCCCAGCGAGACCGTCGCGAACGGTCTCACCTGCTACCTCAGCATCTACCCTGAGGATGTCGTCAACCTCGAATCCGTGCTGCCGCTGCCGGATCGTTTCTACAACGCTCTCGCCGACTACGTGCTCGCGCAAGCCTTCGAGCTCGACGAAAACTTCGACGCTGCAGCGCAGAAGCGGCAGCACTTCGACATCGCCAACCAGCGCGAGTTTGGTCGCGAGGACCGCAACCCCACCGACTTCTATTCCACCATCACTCCCTCTGTCGATGACGGGTACGAATACTAATGGCGATGCAGCCGATCCAGTTCGGCCCGTTCAAATCTGGCATGGTGAACACCACCGACATTGCCGCGATCCCTGACGACGCCCTCTACGAATGCACCAACTTCGACTTCGACATCGACGGTTCCCTCGTCTCGCGCCCCCCCATCGTGCCGTTCGCCGCGCCCCCCACCGGGCATGAGGACGACGACTCTCAGCCGCACGGTTACTACGTGCGCGACGATGGCGTCACCTCGCTCGTCGTCACCGTGGGTGATGCCACGTTCCTCCTCGGGGTCGCGAGCAAGGTGTGGACGCAGATCTGGGACAAGCCGGCCTCCGGTTTCGTGCAGTACAACAACAAGGTTGTGCTGATCTCCGAGGTGGCTGCCGGCGGTTACTGGGAGGCGGGCACCTTCACCGCCACCCCCACGATGCCGCTCGGCTCGCAGATCGTCTTCTACCAGGAGCGCCTCTGGGCTTACGGCCAGAAGGGCACCGCGCTCTCGACCACCGTGTGGTTCTCGAAGCTCACCGTCATCTCCCCGCCCTCGACGATCTGGGATTGGGCACCGAGCGACGACTTCTTCCTCGTCGGCCCCGGCGACGGACAGTGGATCACCAACATCGTCGCGGACTCCAACGCGCTGCTGATCTTCCGCAATCTCTCCACCTGGCAGTTCACCTACCCAACTTCCCCGCTGCAGGGCACCCTGCGCCAACTCAACCCCACCGTCGGTGCCGAAAACAAGCACTCTGTGGTGCGGTACGAGAGCTACTATTTCGTGCTCAATCAGGGGTATCTCTACCAGTTCATCAACTACCAGTATTACCCGCTGAATATGAAGAAGGTGAACCTCGAGCGCACCACCCTGTCTAACGGGCTCGCCGCCGATTACCGGGTTTCCCTCTTCGGCACGAAGGTCATTGTCTGGTATCTCGGGTCGACGTTCGTCTACAACATCATCACCGGCACATGGTCGCGCTGGGTGTCGATCCAGACGCGCGGCGCCCAGTTCTTCATGATGCCGCCTGACCCCACCCAGGGGGATGCTCGCGTGGCGCTTGCCGTCTCCGGTGAGAACGATCGCTTCGGCGTGTTCCGCATCCAGGAAGACCCGCTCGCCCTGCCTCCCGGTGAGGAGATGGATTGCTTCGTGCAGACCAAAGCGTATGCGCTCGAGCAGTCCTCCCGGCACAAACGCCTCACCCTGTGGATGGCAGAGATCACCAGCGCCAACGGCGCTACCGGCTACCTCTCCCCCTCAGGTCTACCCATTGACGGCGTGGACTGGGACTCCATGGCCGACCCGACACTCGCGCCCGACGGCTGGGACACGCTCGCGCAGGGCACCTGGGACAACCCACTGATCCTCTCCACGAACATCGTCGACCCGGTGCCGTTCCCCGCTCAGGGCCCATTCCGCCAGGTCATCAAGTTCGTGCGCGATATCCGCTTCATCCGCACCTATTTCGAGGTGCGGATCCCCAACGATGGCACCGTGCGCACCGGCCCCGTTAGGATCTACAGCATTACCCCGTACCTGCGCATCGCCGCGGGCACTTCGAAGAAGGTGAGCTAGACCATGGCCCTGAACCGCGACCCCCTCTCCGGTGCGATCCGCGAGAACCCCAAGGCCATCGGCCCGAAGCGCTACGGCCTGAACCGCTCTACTACCGCCACCTCCGGCCCCGTCGACAAGACCGGCTACCGCGAGCGCGACCGCGACGCGCTGCGCCGCAAGGCCGTGGCGGAAAAGCTCAACAGCCTCGGCGGCATCAAGTAGGCTGAGCGCGGAGATCGGAGGACACTATGGCGCAGATGCGGATCGACGGGCCCACAGCCCCGTCCACTAAGGGCAAGGCACCCTCGGGTGCCACCATCCCCTACTACATCGCCAAGCCTGCCGCGGCAAACCCGATCTCCGCGAACCTCGCCAAGCCTGCCGCAGCACCCGCAACTTACTCCGCCTACGCTGGCGGCGGCGGAGGTGGCGGCGGCGGTGGCGGTGGCGGCAGCGTTGCGGCCGCAGCGCCCCGCATGTCTTACGACGACTTCATCAAGAGCAACTTCTTCTACAACCAGGCGAACAACGAGAACGCGCGCCTACTGCAGGACTTCGACTCCGAGACGCTGCGCATGCGGCAGGAAACCGAAGCCGACCAGACGCTCAAGCGGCAGGCCCTCGGGCGCCAGCTCGACCAGATGGGCCAAGATAACGCCGGCGACTTCGCCTCGCGCGGACTCCTGCGCTCCGGCCTCACCTTCCAAGGTCAGGACAAGATCAACGCGCAGGGCGTGGAAGCCGAAAACTCCATCGCTCAGCTCCTCACCAACCTGCTCTCCGGTCGCACCGCCGGGCGTCTCACGCAGGAGCAGCAGAACCGTGCCGCGCTCGACAAGGTGCTCGGACAGCTCACTCAGCAATTCAACTCCGGGCAGGCGATCTAAATGGCAACCACAGGAACGGTCTTTCCCCAGAACCCTTACCTCCCCAAGAGTGGCGGCGGGGCGGGCGGTGGCGGTGGTGGCGGTGTCGGCGGACTGATCGCCGGCAAGGGAAGTGCTGGCTACGGCGGTGCCGCGGCAGGCGGCGGTGCCGGCAGCGACATCTCCGGCATGCTCGTCGGCGAGCTGCTCAACGGCCTCGCGGGCGGCTGGGACACCCCCGGCACGCCCGGATCCCCCGGCGGCATGGTCAGCAACCAGGGCCTGCGCGACAGCCTCAACGCCAGCTACGGCCAGGCCGAAGCCGACCGTTCCAACGTTTACCAGCAGGTGCTCGACCAGATCATCGGACGCGCACCGGGAATCACTGCCGGCTACGACCAGGCGTCCGCCACCATGCAGGACAATGCGCGAGCTCGCGCCCTTGCCGACCGTGAGGCGGGCTCTGCTCGCGACCAGCAGGTCATGAACGCCGCCCAGGCGATGGGGCTCCCGGTGATGCCATCAGTGAACCCTCTCGCCAATCAGGTCACCGAGCAGAACATCGGCAACTACCAGTCGATCGCAGACGCATGGCAGGGTTTCAACTCCGCCAAGAACCAGACTGCGCTCGAGCGCAACACCGCCACCGGCGATGCGTTCACCTACCAGGGGCTGCAGCAGCAGCAAGCCCTGCAGGCGATGCTTATGCAGGCGCTCGCGGGTGCCGGCGACTACTGGGTGGGTGGCTCTGGCGGATCGGCTGGAAAGTCTCTCGGCCCGAAGGATCAGATGTCGGGCTACATGAACCTGCTGAACTGGACTGACAAGGATGCCAACACGGACATCCGCGCCGCGAAGCTCCCCTCGGCGGGCTACGTCAAGAGGTACTGAGTTTCAGAGCCTCCCTAGTACGCTGTCTGCATGGCCCTCACTCCCCAGCAGATCGCCAGCGCGGCGGCGTACTTCACCACGAAGAACAGCGCGCGCGCACAGGCCATCGCCACAGCGCCCCGCCCCCTCCCTGGCCAGAGCAGCGGTGGCGGCGGGGCGAAGGCTGGCGGCGTCAAGGGTGGCCCTCCGGTCAAGCCCGCCATCCAGAACCCCGCCACCAACCGGGATTTCAACTTCTGGGATCTGATGCCATGGAACGGCTTCGGCGCGTCCTGGGCGGGCCGCAACATCACCTCCGACCTCATCGAATCGCCGATGGAGAAGAACGAGGCCCCCACCAACGCTTCGCAGTGGGTGCTGAACCTGCTGAGCACCGGCGTCTACGCGCCTTCCGGTGCCGCGGCGAACGTGGTCGAGAGCATCCAGAATGACGCCAAGCGCGGCGATGTCGGCTTCCCGCAGACGGCACTGAACGCTGCAGGCGCTGGCCTTGGCGGTTTCTGGCAGGGCATCTTCGAAGGCTTCGGCGGTCGCGTCGGCGACCAGCGCCCCACCACCTGGGGTCGCAACCTCGACGAATGGGGCGCCACCGACGCCATGCGTCAAGGTTCGAAGGATCTGTTCAACTACGACAAGCTCGACAGCGAGGGGCGGCACGCCGTCGATGTCTGGAACGACATCTCCACCGGCGTCACCGGCTTCGGCGCTGACGTTGTGCTCGACCCGCTCACCTACGTCGGCGGGCTCGGCCTCGTCAAGGGTCTGCGCGGCGGCGTCGCGGCAGCCGGCAACGCCATCCGCGAGGGCGAGAAGATCGTCCCCTCGCTCGTCAAGGGTGCTCGCGAGATCCCCCGCGCCACCGCGGCAGCCCAAACCGAGCAGGCTGCGCTGCAGGTCGAGAAGCAGATCATGCGGCAGGAGCGCCGCGCCGGCACCGCGCCCACCACGGCTTTCACCGCCGACATGATGGACCCCACCATCGGCAACCGCATCGACGAGGTTGTCCCCGAGGTGGCTCCCGTGTCACTGATCGACGACACCATCCCCGGCGGCGTGATGCCGAGCGGCAACCCCGTCGACCCCCGCTTCACCGCGGCGAGCGAGCTGCTGCCGAACATCACCGCGACCACCTCGCGTGACGTGCCGGTGGAGGCGATTCTCACCGGTGCTGCACAGTCACGTGCGGGTACCCCTCCTGCCGTCGCCAAGCTGCTCGACGCCACGAAGGCGGGAGGCCGCGGCCTTGAGGATGCGGTCACGGGGCTCCGCACTTCCCCTGCCGGAATCCGCTTCCTTGAGCAGGAGATCACCGTCGGAGGCAACAAGCTCACCGTGCTGCAGGCCGCTACGCGCGCCGCCACCCACGCGCAGGCGGGCCGCGGCGGCGACGCTGCAGCGCTCATCAATGGCATCGAGACGGCGGCGCAGAAGCTCACCGGCGCGCGCGTCACCCCCGACACTCTCGCGGCCTCCATCGAGACGCAGATGCCCGGTGCCGAGTTTGACCTGGGTAGTCTCGTCGACCGCATCGCGGGCGTGAAGACGCAGGCCGCGCGCCGCCAGATCCTCGCCGACACTCTCGGCGTGGAGACGCGGGGATTCGCCACCTTTGACGAAGCTATCGCTGCCGGTGTCGACGGGCAGCTCGAGCTCGAGACGATGCGGGAAATGCTCAAGGCGCTCGGCATCAAGTCGCGCCTGAACGCTTCGCTCGCGAGCGTGCGCAAAGCGCTCGACGGCGAAGGTCGCGCCACCTGGCAGGAGCTGCAGCAGGGCATCCCCACGCTGCACGAAGTCTTCACCGACAACGGCATCCCCGCAGCGTCCGCGCTCGACGCGCTCGATGTCAACGTGAACCCCGCGATCGACATGAACGAGGCTTTCATTCGGGATACGGCGACGGCGCTCGACCTAAATCCCACCACCCTCGTTCCCTCGACGCGCAGGCTGGACTCGAAGGGGCAGCTCCGCCCCTCTGCTGGCGCCTCCGTCGGCAACGCCATTTTCAACGCCATTGAGGACACCGCGCACCGGATCCTCAAGGCCCCCTCCGTCACCGAGGCTTACGGCACGCGGATGGCTGTCGACGCACACTCGAGCATCATGCGGACGCTGGGGCTCTCGCGAGGCGGCAAGACGGGTCGCGAGCGTGGCGAGGTCACCCTGCCCGAGTACCTCACCGCTCTCAAGACGCACGAGGCTAGCCACCGTCGCTACGGCGTGTGGCCGCGCATCGAAGCTGTCGATCGTGCCGGCTCCGACTACTTCTTCTCCTACTCGCAGATCCTTGAGGCGCTCCCCGAGAGCACCGTCAAGCAGAGCCTCTTCGACTCGATGAAATACAGCCTCGGCAAGGAGGTGGGCGCGGAGGCGTACCAGAAGGGGCTCTCCACCTACCCCTCGACGATCATGGACGGTGCTCGCGAGGCAATGGATGGCGTATATGCGCTCCGCGGCACCGAGGAGCTGCGCGCATCCATCCTCGAGACACTGATCCGCAGCAGCCGCGGCAACCAGTTCCAGCAGTCCGCTGAGGGCGTGCGCGCGCTCGAGGATCTCGCCGACGCGCTCTCCTCGCCGCAGTTCACCACCTATATGAAGGCGATGCACGAAGCGCAGGCGCCCGTCGCGACGAAGTTCATGCTCGAAGCTGTCGACGGCGCGCTACAGCCGGTCGTCTCCCGCATCCTCACCGCCGTCGGCACGGCGACCGACCGTGGTGAGATCTTCACCGCGATCAGGTCCAGCTACAACGACCTCGCGAAGCTTTCCGCCTCCGGGCAGCCGGCGCTCGTCCGCGACCTCTCTCTGCAGCAGCTCGACAACGCGCTCATCAATGGCCTGCTCGACCAAAAGGGCGTCTCCCTGATGCGCTACGACGGGCGCGCGAAGGAAGCCATCGACCGTGCACTCAAGAACGCAGAGCTGCGCGACATTCACGGGGAGAACCTCGCCAAGCTCGGCGAAGACATGAGCAGCGAGATCGACGCCCAGGTTGAGGCGCTCGCGCTGTCCATGAACGAAGCGGATGCCGTCAACCTCACCGAGCTCTACGCACAGCTCGACACCGACCTGGGGCGCTGGGCAACGTTCAGCAAGATCGGTGAGGGTCTCGAGGGCAGCTTCGGCGTCGGTGACGACGTGAACACCCTGCGTGCCGGCACGATCGACGGCGCACGCGATGCCGCGCTCGCCATGCAGCATTCCGTCGAGGGCTGGAACCGTAACGCCATGCGCGACCTCGCCGCGGCGCGCGGTGTCGAGAGCGTCACTCCCGAAGCGGTCACCGAGTTTTCCCGCAGCGCGATCCGCTCCCTCGGTAACGTCGAGCGCGCTTTTCCCAACCTGCCCGACGAGCAACTGTTCACCGTGCTGCAGAAGGGTGTACCGATGAACGCCCGCTCGAAGCCGGCCATCCACACCGGCACAGCGGGGCTCAGCGAGGGCGAGGCGCGGCTCGCGATGCAGCTCCGCGGCATCATCCGGGAAGTCTTTGCGCCGTCCGTCGGGCCGCTCTCGCGCGCACCCATCACCGCCGACGACCTCCTCGACCAGCTCAACCGCTTCGGCTTCGGCGCGAACGGCCCGCTCGCGGGACTGCGCCCCAGCACGGCGAAGCCGCTCAGCGAGCAGTCTGACCTGTGGATGGCGCTCGGCGATGCTGGCGTCGCTGACCCGCTCGGCAGCCTCGTCATGTTCCAGCGCGCCATGGGCGACGCCACGATCCGCCCCGCCATCGGATCTCGTCTCGCTGCCCGCTTCGGCCACCGGGGGCTCGACGATGGGCGCACCGTGGCTCAGCTCCGCACGGACGGCTGGCGTGAGGTCGACCAGAGCTCCGGCTCGCTCGCGCGACACATCCCCAAGGGAACACTCCTCCCGCCCGAGGAGATGAAGATCCTCGCGCGCATCCAGCACACGCTCGACAGCTCGGAGAAGAGCATCCGCAACACTGTCGGTGGCAGCAACTTCGGAACCAACGTCATCGCGCCCGCCGTCGTCACCTACGACATCCTCACCGGCATTTGGAAGCCGATGATGACCGTCTGGAACCTCGCCCACCACTTCACGAACATCATGGGGGAGAACCTCATGCTGCTCGCTGCAGGCGTGAACCCCATGCACTCGGTGCGCTCCATCAAAATGCTTGCCGCCACCGGCGCGATCAAGGTTGACCCCGGCACCGTCGAGGCGGCGATCCGCAAGTCGATCGACGCTGCCGGTGGCTCCGATGGAACCTTCCACCTCAGCGCGCGCTTCGCCGACCCGCAGGCGCAGGTGAAGATCGGTAACGGATACGTCACGCTGTCGCCTGAGCAGGTCGCCGCTGTCGCGCGCGAGAACGGCGTCATGCTCACCCCGCACCGCTCGCTCGACCTCCCAGGCACCGCCGTCGACCCCAGCGTCACCGGACGCGCCGGGGCGATTCAGCGCACCTGGGCGAAGGCCACCAACTCGAAGTTCAACCTCGCCGCTCGCGCCACCCGGAAGATCGGACAGTTCTCCGCTGCGCGCGATAACGTCACCCGGCTCGCGCACTTCTACTCGGCGCTCGAGTCCCGCCCGTTCAAGAACATGACGGAAGCTGTCGCCTACGCCTCCGAGCAGGTGCTCAAGTTCCACCCCACCGTGGGCACCATGTCGGTCTTCGAGCAGAAGGTCGCGCGCCGCGCGTTCTCGTTCTACACCTGGATGCGTCAGGCCACCGGGACGATCCTGCGCACCATGCTCGACGACCCGTCGAAGATCACCCTGCTCTCCAAATGGAACTACGAGATGGGGCTCGCTGCAGGCATGGACCCGGAGTCGATCGGCAAGCCGATCCCTGACGATCCGCGCATCGCGAGCTACTACCAGAACGGGCTCCTCGGCCCGATGTTTCTCGGCGGCAACGGGCCCATCGGCTCGGGGGATCTCGAAGCAGGTGAGGAGCCGAACCTCTGGGGTTACTCGCTCAACTCGCCCCAGATCGACACCATCTCGAACCTCTTCGGCTCCACCACGTTCGGCGGCGACCCGATGTCGAACTATCGCCAGCTCGCCGCCAACCTGAACCCGCTGCTGCGCGTGCCGGGTGAGCTCGCGTTCAACACCACGGCGAGCGCCGGCGGACGCCCCCAGGCGATCGCTGAGGGTGACGACTGGGCGGGCGACTACATGAAGTACGGCCTGTCGCAGACGGGTGTTGTCGACCGGCTCGCGGGCGCGCTCGGCGTGACGGGCGACAAGTCGTCGTGGACGGATGCGCAGAACGCGGGCGAGCGGCAGCGCAAGCTCATCAACTGGCTGACCGGTCTCAAGTACACCAACTACACCAACCCCACCAGTGCCACGGTGGCTGCGAACGAGCGTGCCGCGTGGGAGAAGCAGCAGCTCGCGAGCCGCGGCTACACGCCGGAGCAGATCAAGGAGATCCGCAAGTATTGGAAGGAATACCGCGCTTACTACGGAGAGTAGTTGCGGCACCCTACAAACTTGACATACACTCGGAGCACCCCCGAGCGAAAGGAATCCATGAGCGAGCCAATCCCCATCACCGGCAGCGCGCCGCCACGGCACGCCGACCACGATTACGTCGAGCGACAGTTCACTCACGTCAACGAGAGCTACGCGGGGCTCTCCGCCGTCGTCGCGACGCTGCACAAACGCTCCCTCTGGTGGCCATTCTGGCGCTCGCCGCGGCCCAAGCGCACCGCCTCCGGTGCTCGCGTCAACCCCGACCGCTACGGCTTCGGCATGGTCATCGTCGCCCTCAACGTCGCCTATGCGATGGCAGCCTTCGCCGTCTCGTTCTTCGGACAGTACGAGATGGCGAAATACAGCCCCCTGCCACCGTTCATCTGGTGGCTGCTCCCCATCGCGATCGACCTGCCGATCGTCTCCGCATCCTTCATGGTCGCCGCGTTCCGCAAACGCAAGCAGGCCGTATGGCCCTCCTGGACGGTGGCCATCATCTTCACCCTCGTCTCGAGCATCATCTCCGTCACCCACACCCTCTCCATCAACGGAGTCTTCACCGGCACCCCGCTCACGCTTGAGGTGCTCATCGTCACCATCGTCATGGGACTGATGCCGTGGATCCTGCTGGTGACGTGGGAGAATCTTGCACGACTCCTCGTGAAGCCCGGTCGCGAGACCAACGACCTTCCGGCTGCCGCACCCGCGGTACGCCCAGCACCCAAGAAACGGAGCACCAAGTAATGGCCCCCACCCCCACCATTGAGGAGTATGTCGGTCGATTCACCGACAGCGCCTCAACGCCACCCACCGAAGCGCAGAAGGACGCGCAGAAGCAGGTCCGCGAGGCCGTCGAGCACCTGGCTCTCGTGCTCGCAGCCCTCGTGCCCGAAGGGCGCCAGAAGTCGGTCGCGTTCACCGCGCTCGAAGAGGTCCAGATGCGCGCCAACCGCGGCATCTTCACAGAAGGAGAGAAGTAATGAGCCTCACCGCCGCAGGTCTCCGCGAGACCAAGATCAAAGACATCAAGCCCGGCAGCACCGTGGAGGTGCATGACAATAAGGGGCACATTGAGGACTTCCAGGGGGTCGTCGTCAAGGTGAACCCCGAAGGTGGTGCCACCTCCATCCCCGAGATCGGGGTGAAGGTCGACGGCGAGGAGAGCCTGCAGACCATCACCGCTTCCGGGCGGTGGCGCGTGCGCGTCATCGTCGACTCCGGCAATCTGTCTGCTGGCTACCTCGCGCCGAACCTCCTCCGGGTGCGCACCCTCCCCATCGAGATCGAAGCCATCCAGTTTGCGGGCGGCATCGAGTCGGCGACGGAGATCATCACCTGGGGGGCATCCTCCGCCCCGCTGCAGTGGGTGCAGGCCGACAGCGCCACCACCGAGCACATCTCTATCGTCACCATGGAGGGGGTGCTACGCGCCGAAATCGGCGACTTCATCCTCCGCTCCCGCAGCGGGCTCTCCGTGCGCAAGCCGGACATCTTCAAGACCACCTACGAGCTGATTGAGGGTAACCACAGTGAGTGATAACGCGCTGCCCATCGTCCACGCCTACTTCATCGCCGGCGTGCGTGTGGAGGTGCCAGAGAACTTCGACCTCGCCGAATGGGTGAACCCCTTCGTCCCCGGCGAAGTCTTCCTCTCGCTCGAGCACTACAGCAACACCACCCTCACGTTCCGCGATGGCCCCCTAGTGACCTATGTCGCGCTACTCAAGCTCGGCACCGGAGTCCAGGAGGAGAGCGGCACTATCGGCTTCTCCCCCGAGATGGTGTACCTGCTGAACACCATCAAGATCGGCTTCGACTCCGACACCCTCATCAACCAGACCCTGCACGAGATTGTGAATAAGGTGAAGGAGGCCGTGCTCGCACCCGAAGCCGAGGAGGAGCCCGCGCCGCAGGCGCGCAGCCTCGCCGCGGCGGAACCTGTCGAGCCCTCCCCGGAGGAGCTCGCAGATGCGGCCGCAGCCGCCGCAGTCATCACGCTGCGCTCCGAGCTTGCCGTGACGATCGACGAGATCCGCGACGAAGCAATCGGGCCACGAGGAATTGTCGTCGACTTCACATAGCACCCTGGCGATAGACTAAGCCCCCGTAAGGAACCTACCGAACGGGGGCTTTTCCCATGCACGCAGAACCAGCAGATGCCGCTGACGCGGTTGCCCCCGCCGACGTGGCCTCCACTGCGGCAGCCCTGGCGGACCAGTGGGCCTCCACCATCATCATCATGGGCATCGGCATCGGTGCCATCGTCGTCTTCATCAAGTTCTGGCCACTGCTCTCCAACGCTGTCGCCATCGGCAACGCGCTGCTCGCCCTCCCCCGCCTGATCGAAAAAGTCGATCGCATCGAAAAAGAAGTGCTCCCCAATCACGGGTCGAGCTTCCGGGATGACTTCACCACCTTCGCCAGCGCCACCAATGAGCGCTTCGCCTCACTCGAAGGCTCCAACCTCTCCCAGCATATGAAGCTGAACAGCATGACCGGCGCCGTCGACGACGTGCGCAACGCGGTCGCCCCACCGAAGGAGTAGACCATGCCCGATATCACCTACGAAGAGTTTTTGATCGCTGCCGCGCAGAGGATCGTCATGGACGCCGGTGGCGCCATCCCCGAGGGTGCCACGTTCAATGAGCAGGTGATGCTCATGGCCGCGGCCATCGTCACCAGCGGCGGCGGCACGGTCACCATCAAGGGCTCCGTCTCCACTGCCGACATGCTCCCCCCGAGCGTCGAAGCCCCCGAGACCCCCGTCGACGCTGATGGGTGGATCACCATCGACGACGGCCACCTCCACGTCTACCGTGCAGGGAGCTGGATCGACGCCGGCCCCGTCGTCGGCCCTCCCGGTCCCGAGGGTCCGCAGGGACCGCAGGGGGTAAAGGGTGACAAGGGCGATAAGGGTGACCAGGGCCCCGAAGGGCCCGAAGGCCCCGAAGGCCCCGAAGGGCCCGCGGGCACCATCACAGTGGTCTCATACTCCTCGACACTGCTGACCTACGGAACCGGGCCGAAAACGCTGACCGTGGATGCGGGGCTTGCCTTCACTACCGGCATGCCCATTATCATCACCACCCAGGACCGCGACCCCGCCCTGTGGATGCTCGGCATGGTGGTCATTTACTCCGGCACAACACTCCATCTCGACATCTCCACCTTCTCCGGCTCCGGCAACAACAACTCGTGGATCGTCGCCCTCTCAGGGCTCAGGGGCCCCGGAGGCGCCACAGGAGCCCCAGGAGCGCCCGGAGAGCCCGGTGAGCAGGGAATGCCCGGACCCGAGGGTCCAGAGGGCCCAGTGGCGCCCAGTGCCCTCCTGGTCGTGAACAAGGTTGCCGGGGTGTGGCCAGATCGCCCCACGAGCAATGCTGGACAACCTGTCGCCTGGATTGGTCCCGACCCCGCCCCGCCCGTCATTACCTCCGGTGTTGCCGGAATGTACGCAGGCGACCTGCGCTTCGTGCTCTAATGCCGTTCACGCGATGGCGCGCACGGCAAGAGGCCGCGGCCCTACTTTGGATGGGCATAACGGAGGGCAACGGGGCTCTCGTCGCCGTCGCTTCCTCCGGGGCCTCTGGGCGCGTAATGACATCAGAAGACGGGCAAAACTGGACGCTGCGAAGCAGCCCCAGCCTCAGCCTGGTCTCCGTCGCCTACGGCAACGGGATCTTCGTCGCTATCGCAAACTCTGGGACATCCGTCATCATGACCTCGCCCGACGGGGTGAACTGGACGGAGCGAGTAGCACCAGCCAATTCATCCTGGTCGGCAGTGACGTTCGGTGGGGGGCAGTTCGTTGCTGTCGCAGCGCTGCCAG